CCGCATCCGCACAAAGGCACACCGGGAGCTCAACGGCCTCATCGCGGATCTCCGGGACGCCCGGCCCGGCGCGGAGGCCGGACGGCTTGAGCACGAGGCCCGGGCCTATCTCCGGGCGCTGGCGGCGACGGGGACGGTCACAGAGGGCGAGAGCGCAGCCCTCACCGCCGCGATCGAGGAGGCCCGCACCGCCCAGGCCCACACGCCGGAGCGGACGACCTTCGAGCACCTCCACCCGGAGCTCAAGCGCCACCGGGAGACGGCGCAGATCTACACCCTGGGGCTGGCGCTGGCGGCGGATTGCCCGGACAACGATTGCCGGGTCTACCTCAACATCTTCAACGGGGCCCGGGAGCTGGATGCCGCCCTGGACAACCTGGACGCGGAAGGCGCTCCGGCGCTCGCCTTGCGGAAGGCGCTCCGAGAACGGGTCGGAGAGCTGGCGGAGATGTTCGACGGGAACTTCGCCGTCAAGCAGTATCGGAAGGAGGCGAGATCATGAACGGGTTAGACCTCTTTAGATCCCCGAAGACGGCGGCGGACGAGATCGCCGACATCGTCTCGGCACAATGTCCGCCCGTTGTCCCTGAGAACTGCGACGCCTTCTCATGCCGGGAGTGCTGGCTTGCGTGGCTGACTACAGGCGAACCGCCAAAAGAAAAGGGGCCGTCCGACAAGCAGACAGCCCCGGGCAGAGACTCCGCTCCATACTACCCGCCCACAGAAGCAATCAGAAAAGCAGCAGAAAGACTTAAGGACGGAAACATGGAGTACACGGCTATAGCTCTTATTCGGGCTCATGATGGCGAAGAACTTCCGCAGCCTTAAACGCATACGCCCGAGCGATGATCGAAGCTGCATAGTATGTTTCACGGCATACCGCTATAATTGCTTCCTTTTGGGCGTCGCTAAGGTTGGCTCCGGCGTGTTCATCGGAGTCGAGGATGGTTTTGCGAAGGCGCTCCCCAAGAATAGACCAGTCGGCGTCACGACAGGCATCTACCTCGTCATGAACTCGCTCCACAGCGTTGAGAACATCGTCACACATTTAGATCACCTCCTTCCCGGGCCGGAAGCCCTACTTCGATTATACCAGCGCCGGGGAGGGGCACACAAGGAGGAAACAGCAGCATGAAAGCAGAACTCAAACGAGCCGCCGACCTCGTCGCCTTCCAGCGGCGGGAGGCCC